GTGTCTCAATAGGTTGACTGAGTTCTGCATTGAGGATCCAGCATCTGCTAAAAAAGACTTCTTTGAGTTCGTGGAAATGGGCTTTACTCCAGAAGAATCTTTTGAAATCGTATCGTCCAAAGTAGTTACGTTGTGATAGATCTTTGCGTAGTCAACTACAACACTAGACCATTGCTAGAAAGACTTTTGGATACTTTACACGCTGGTTTAGATGAAGACAATAAGTTTTGGAATCTTTATGTAGCTGACAATGATTCATCTGACGATACTCTCGATTGGCTCAAGGGCAATGACGATAGGTATCTAATAGATAGAATAGATCTAAACAAAAACATTGGTTACTCCGCTGCAATTAACAAACTTGCAACCAGGGGGAGTAATAGTGTTATCGGAATTCTCAATGCAGACGTATGGTTCACTAATGAAGACATCAGAAAGATATGTCAAATTTTTAATCAAGAACCAGATGTTCATATACTTGGCCCAAAACAAAGAGATGAGTACGGTAACATAAAACATGCTGGTATAGTTGGTACCAATACAGCTCCTCGTCATAGGGGCTGGAACGAGAATGATCCCGAAGACATACTATATAGAGATAGAGTTAATTGCGTAACGGTTTCTGGATCTGCATATTTCATCAGAAGAAATGTATGGAATGCCATGACCAATAATGGGAAGTATCAAGAGATGTTCCCTGGCATTATGGGTGCGTTCTTGCCGACACCTCATTACTACGAGGAGACTTGGTGTTCGTACTTTGCCCGCCACTTAGGGTATAATGTAGTTTATGATGGTAGCGTATCGATTGGTCACAGTTGGCACGCATCATCACCAAAACCAGGAGAAGGCTACAGCCACGCTGACGCTCAATTCAAAGTAAGCCAATCAATATTTCGCAGAGCATGCGATCACATAGGAATAGAAAGAGATTAAAATGCCAGATGAATTTAATGTTTATTTATATAATGCAGAAGTAGTTAAGGTAGTAGACGGAGATACTTTTAAGATTAATATAGATCTTGGTTTTGAAGTTCACATTGGCCCAAAGAGTGTGAGACTCTATGGTGTTAACACACCAGAAAGCCGCACTAAAAACCTTGAAGAAAAGAAAATGGGACTCGCCGCAAAAGAGTTTACTGATCAGTGGATTAAAAAAGCCGGCAACTATGTAAAAATTGAAACTATCTTAGATAAGAATGAAAAGTACGGCAGAATTCTAGCTAGAGTATGGAACGAAGCTGGCGAATGCCTCAACACGGAAATTGTTAAGGCTGGATTAGCTAGAGAGTACTTTGGCGTAGGCGACAAAACATTCGAGGAATTTAAGAAGGCATAATGCAAACGTTCTTACCATACGCAAATTTGCAAGAGTCAGTTCGGGTATTGGATTATCGTAGACTTGGAAAGCAACGAGTAGAAACTTTTCAAGTGTTAAACATCTTACTTGATCGCACTCCAACAAAAGGTTGGCGCAATCATCCGGTTACTGTTATGTGGACCGGCTATGAATCAGCTCTACAGCTTTATCAGAATTACACCATTCAAGAGTGGATTAGCAGAGGTTACAAAAACACCATGCTATTAGAAGAGATAGATATAGATTCAGTAGCTATGCCACCATGGTTTGGCTTAGAGGAATTTCATCGTTCACACAGATCAAATCTTTTGCGTAAAGATTACGAATATTATTCCCAATATTTTGACGAAGATCCTAATCTTCCATACTATTGGCCAGCTAAAGAGGTAGCTAATGCAAACTAGAGTGTTTTTATCAGGCGCTATAGAAGATGTCCAATCTGACTTTAAGCATAGTTGGAGAGATGAAGCTACTGCGCTTCTAGATCATAGAGGTTTTAAGGCAGTCAATCCAATGGACTACGCTCTTGAGGAAGAAAACTGTGAACCAAAAGAAATGGTAGATAAAAATCTCTTCCTGCAAAAAAGCTGTGATATAATTTTAGTAGAATACAGATTACTTTATAGAGCATACATCGGTACAGACTTTGAAATGACCTGGGCGCACTTTAATAATCAACCAATAATTGTTTGGGCGCACCAAGATTTGCAGCATAGAAAATATCTTAAATTTCTTGCCACAAAACTTGCAGACACACTAGAAGAAGCTGTAGAATATATATCCAATACATATCCATCCAATAAATAAAAGGAAATAAAATGACAGAGAACAAATTCAATTACTTTGCTGTTGTAACAACGACATTAGTAAAAGCAAAGAACAAAGAAGAAGCACAGAAGGTAGCCTCGAATCGTCGTGGTGTAACCGGTGAGCGTCTGTTCCAATCAACTGATATTGAGCGTATTTCTTCAGTAGAAGCACGTAAGCAAATTGAAAAGTTGGGCGAGTAATTTATTGACCTGTGGGGCTGGACTAACCTTCAGCCCCACATTATTTTTGGAGTTTTATGATAATAGCTCAGATGGTTGGAAGAAATGAATCTTCCAAATACTTAAAAGATGTTCTAAAAAGAATTAGAGATCAGGCAGATCTCATTATATTTACTGACGATTGTTCAGATGACGATACAGCAGAAATAGCTGGACAGTATGCAGAAGTATACGTAAACGAAGAGCCACTTTTTACAGTTAACGAAGGCGCACTAAGAGCAAAAGCTTGGTCTAACCTAGAACAGCACGCAAAAGAAGGCGACTGGATCATAGCAATTGATTGTGACGAGATGCTTTATGATGCGAAGGATATAAGCATCGTCCCCATTAAGCATGTTCTAGATCAGTCCCCATACGATGTAGTTAACGTTCGCTTCTACCATATGTGGAATGAAAATCAATACAGAGTAGATAAACTTTGGGCACCGAACAATAGTTCTAGAATCTTTAGGTTTAAGAATGATGGAAAATTCTTAGACAGAAAATTAGCTTGCGGTTCAGAACCTACTTATGTTGTAGAAGACATAAGAAGAAGAAATTACTGGGTTCATTCAGGTCTTGTCATGCAACATCTAGGGTATACTAGAGATATAGATAAAGAGTTAAAGCATACAAGATATATGAATTTAGATAAAGGCGAGTTCCACAACATTAAACATATCGAATCAATAGTAGATCCTAATCCAACTCTTATAACTTGGGGAAATTTCGGAATATGAAATCACATAACGCAGTAGAAACAATCAAAAAAGTATCTTTAATGCTGGAAAGAAAAGAAAAGTTTGCTTTTGTAACCTATACAAGATCAGCAATCTTTACCTTGACTGGAGAATTAAAAGGAGAGAAGAAGCCACCAAAAAACTTTGTCAAACTTCTTTCCGATGGTATGCAAAAGAAAGATCCTAATTTCATCAAGGCCGTACAAAAAGACCTGATGCTTTCAAGCATGGACAAGTTGGCAAATCTTAATCTAAAAGGTGTTGAATTTTATGATCCAGCTTTCTTAGAGCTATACATTAACAATAATTATGATGTGTTTAAGACATTTACTTCTTGGTATTTTAAGAATACAAAAGCCATTGTGGTATCTTTTCAGAATCAGAATTATATAGGAAAATATTTTTCTCCTAATTCTATCTTTATTGAAGTTCCTTATAATGATTTCTACTCTAAAATAGAATCTATTGCGCAAGAGATAAATTCACACAAGGACGAATACGACCTATGCATTTTGGATTGTCCGATGCTGAGTACTGCTTTAGCAGTGCAGGTTTGGGACAATACAGACATGTCAATTATTGACCTGGGCAGAACCTTAACTGTAGCTAGAGCATTGGGAAAAAATAATGACAGAGCGAGACAATAAAGCTTACGCTAATTTAAATGCAGAGATAATTAATCTTTTGTTTGAGACTAATAATTCTATAGCTAAAGTTGCAGAAGAGTTATGCATAACAAGCATGCAACTTAATAAAGCAATAACTAGACTTGGTTTAGGTTGGGTAAAAGATCATAGACGAAAGATGTCTAAGGGTCAAACGGTGTTAACCAGCATAATGCAAAAGCTCATTCCTAATGAAGTTATGATAAATGAATTTCATTTAGGAGAAAGACTAAAGCTAGATGTTTACTGTCCTAAGTATAAGTTGGGCGCAGAGTTTCACGGCATACAACATTTTCAGTATACAGAAAGATTTTTTGATACAAGAGATGATTTTTTAGAAGCTCAAAAAAGAGATCTAAGAAAAATAGAACTCTGCAAAGAGCAGGGTATTGCACTTGTAGTTTTTAGATACGACGATAAGCTTACCGAAGAGTCAGTTTATGATAGAATACTTACCGCAATTAAGAGTACTGGCTCAGAGCCAGTTGTCAAGAAAAGAAAAAGTATTAAAGATAATCCAACTTATCAGATAGCTAAGAAAAAGAATTCTGAAAAGAAAAAAACTCTATACAAAGAGCTAAAAGAAAAGCGTAAAAATGACAGAAAACCAAACTGAAGAAAGACAAGAGTATCCAATTGAATACCAGGTCTTTGCGTTGTCATTTAAGAACCCAGGTTCAATAGCCTACTTCGATGCACAGCTACCAGATGAAGTTGTAGGCGCAATACACGGGCAGTCTGGAATACATGAGTTTTATAAAGCAATGCTGTCTTACTACCATATAACAAAGCGTGAGGTTGTGGAGCCGATTGCTTTTAAGTCCTGGCTAGAATCGGAAACAGATATTCATGCAGCTCTTGGTGGATCTTCTGGTGTAGACACAATGATAAATGTTATTCTCAATTTAGAAACATCAGATCATGAATCTATTTCGCAGTTACTAAAACATAAGGCCAACAAAAGAAAACAACTAGACATACTCCAAGAATTGCATATCTTGGTTACCCAAAAGGGTGAGAAGAATACCAAAGATGCAGCAAGAATCTCTGAGATAACTGCAGAGATAAAGAACTTAGAAAATGATTTAAATTTTAACCCACTTGAAAGTGTTGCTACCGCCAATGATATCTCCAAAAGAGCTGCTTCCTTATTGGAGATCCCAAGCTTTTTGCCAACACAATATAAGTCTCTCAATAGAGCGATGGGCTATACCGACGATGGTGGGTTCTTTAGAGGCGCAGTGCACGCCATCATAGCCCCATCGGGCAAGGGCAAGAGCACGTTTGCAAAGTGCCTAATAAATCATTGGGCAGACACGGGATATAAAGTCCTATATGTAAACTTTGAAGAAGCTGTTCCCCACTGGGAGCGCGTACTCATGACTCAAATTATTGAGAAGAACGTATATGCCGAGGCAGGTAATTGGAGCGACAAAGAAAAAGCAGAAAATTTAGCTAAGTTTAAAGCAAAGCTAGATCAATGGGGAGATAGATTCATGGTAAAACATGACCCAGATACTCCATACTTTGAAGACTTAGAAAAATGGTTTAGAAGTATAATGGGTCATTCAGAGCTTGTCCCAGACGTTATTGTTATCGATACAATACAATCGATGTTTACCAAAGGCGGAAAGGGTAAGCCACGTTGGGGTGAGTTTGAAGAAATGATGGTTAGATTAGAAAAACTTGCACGAGACATGGATTGCGTTTTGATAATCACAGCTCAAGAAAACTCTAACAGAATGAAAGAAAGAAGAGAAGTAGTACAGCAGTCTGATACTGGAGGATCACTTTCGATCCAACAGAAGTGTGCTGTAACTATTTTCATTACTGAAAAGAAATTAATCAGTGGAGATGATTCTGAAGATGAAAACATAATGCAGTTGCAGATTCCCAAAAATAGAATTACTGGTTCGACATATACATATAATTCTCCACTAGTTAAATATGTAGATCAACACAAGAAGTATGTGGAGTATGAACCAATAACAAGTGAGTCTTATTCAAAGATAGTTAACGCTAATGATATTAAAGAACTAATTGAGAGCATAAACATACTCTAAGGAAAATATGATACAAATAGAAACACAACAGTTAAAAGATTTCCAAACATGTGAAAGACTATATGATTTTAGGCACCTT